GGCGACCCGCTCTGAAGGTAAGCAATTTAGCGATATTGATCGCTATGGCGCATTTGCGCTTCCGTCTCAACCTCCTTGTTATTACAAGAAGGATTGGGACACCTTTGTCAAATATCTTGACTTGAAGAGTTTTGCTCCATTTTCTTTTGTAGAGTGTGAGCATAAGTTCTTTGGGTATGGTCAAGTGTTTGAATCTTGTTACTTAGACTTCAAACCAGAAGCTTTTAGCTTCGATAATTTGAAGTTTGGGTGGTTTGTTCTCTTACTCTTACCTTTGTCAATTGGTTACGCTATTGGTTTTCTAGGAAGACTTTATTTTTCGCGTATTCGTTCCGGTGTTCAGTTTTACTGGTCGCGTCTTGTTTTAGAGTACAGGAACCTTGTCTTACGGGCTTTTATGGACGATCGATTTGTCGAAAATCTCTTTAGATTTTCCTTAGGATTCCAGAGAGAATGGATTCTTTGGAACATCAGTTTTTATGAAGAGTTCGTCGTTCGGGCTATACATGATGCTCGTGACCAATACATCGATCAACTTGAAGTTGAAGAGAATGATATCCAAGATCTTTCTGATGAGATCGAGGAAATATTAGAAGACCCACCTGAGTCTCGTGTGGAAGAACCGTTTGAGTTTGACCCTGTTAGAATGTTGGATCTAGCTCTCGAGCAGGATTTTGCGGACTACAGGAGTCATGGTCGTTTGCATTATTATTCCATCATTGCGAAACGTCTAATAATTATCAGAATAAAGGTTCTCGAGGCTGAGGCTTTGGCAAGAAATCGTGAGATGCACGCTTATAATGGTAATGTCGAGATTGACATGACTATATATGATCCTCCAGAAACGTTGGCTGTTATGCCAAAGCTTAAGGACCAAAGTATGGAAGTTTACCGCGAGCAAGGCGATGCCTTTAGAAGGCATTTCTTTGGTGTAACCTTTATGCTTTGTAGATTAAAGCAAGGTTGGCCTCGTGTGCATCATCGTTGGTTTGGTGGAGTTCTCCCTCCAGGGGACTTTAATTGCCACGCGATACTTGATTATGAGGAACGTTATTTTAAATCACCTGAATACTTTGGTTTGTCAGCTGAAAGGTTGCGTAGTTTTTGGGAGTCCTCGTTTCTTATGGACGTCATGGTAGATGCTGAGGAGTCAGCACTAAAAGTTGCCATTCTTGAGTCAGCGCTTCGTGTTTATAATGCGAAGTTTGATTTGTTTCTTGACCTCGCTTGTGTTCTTACTGAATGGGATTTGCCTTTGGAAGAGTTTGGAATTACTGATGAGATATTGAGTTTTTTGATTCCCGATCCTGAAGTTACTTTCGTAGCTTTGCCTACTAACAATCGACATCTTGATAGTCCACCTAATAGATTTTATGTAGTGGTGGACTGGGATTATGGTTCTCCTGATTTCGATCCGAAGTATGACAATTTCCTTTTGGAGGAAACTTTACCTGAACTAGTTTTGGTAGAGGATGAATCCGCTCAGAAGAAGAGAGTTTCAGTTCTCGCTCAGGCTCATGCGCGAGACATGGATCGAATTGTTAATGAAGTTCGGTCTTTGGATGTGGTGTTTAAAGCTATTCATTACGTTGAACATTGCGTTAATCAGTCCAAAAGTTGGGCTGAAGTGGCTAAAGCACCAAAGTTTGTCAAAACCAAAGTTCATTTGCCTGAGCCTGTGAAGATGGCTTCTCTCACTGTACCGAAGTTGAAGGCTTCGTATACTAGGGATAAGATGTATCGTCTGAAACGTAAACTTCAGAAGATATTCCGTAAGGACAAATTGAACCCTGAGTTGCGTAAAGCTGTTCTTGAGATGACATTTGTGATTAGTGCTTACTGTCGTGATGTTCTCGAGGATGAGTTCCGAAATCAGTCTAAGTTTTGGGAAGGAGTTAAGAGCTTTTTGACTCCTGGTGTTAATGTCAACGTGAGTGAGGAAACACTTTCGAGGCTGGATGGTGTCTTTTCTCAGCTTGAAGGAATTATGGCTAGTGGATTGAATATTAAGTCGTCCACTATTGATCGTCTCTCTGGTCAGGTTGAAGATGCTCTGAAGAGTGAAATAACTCAGAGCTTCTTGGCCGGAGTGGGCTCTTGCATCATTGCGTATGCTTTTGGTAAAGTGGGAGAGAATACCCACGGGACTGTCGCCAATACATTGTACGGTGCATTTTTAGCCTATAAGTTGGGAACTGATCATCCAGCCTTTTTACTTCACAGTGCGATTTGCTACTGTGAGTTTGTCTCTGTCACTCCTCTTGATCATAGATATAGTTCTGATCCGGAGGTGCATAAGGCTGCTTGGACTTACGCTTTGCGTGAGAAGTATCCTGTGAAGACTCAAGCCAATATCTGGTCACAAGAAAATTCAACTTCAGTTCTGAAAGCCATGTCGGTTTATGCTTTTTATCTGATCTATTCAAAACATGTCGGTGATGCAACATTGTTACCTTTTCTCAAGGAGATGGGTGACTTGAAGAAGATCAAGACCGGCATTTCTGAGGGATTGGATACTATGTTGGATGTTCTCCGAACGGCTTGTGACTTTGTTAACAAATTCTGTGATTCTGATGGTCAGTTGAAAGTGGAAGGTAAAACTCCTCATATTGACGATTTAGTGCAGAAATGTTCAGCTTTATGCAACGAGTTTAAGACTACTGATGTTCAGTATACTGACACCAACGCTGATAGGGTTTTTCAGCTCAAGAGAGAGCTTGAAGAGATGTATAATATTACTCTTCCTAAAGACCCTACGTTTGCCGAGCACCGCAAGATTCTGTGGTTATCTATCCAGAATATTAAGGAAATCAGCACACGTTTTGATGCATTGTCAAAAAGTAAGGATTCTACTAGGATTATTCCTTCATGCCTTGTTCTTAGAGGTATGCCTGGAGTTGGAAAGAGTTTTGCTACTAAGTTGTTCTTAGAGAAAGTAATAACAAGAACTCTTCCCAAACATCGTCTCAGGAATTACTTGCTTCATCCCGGAAACGAGATGTGGTCTAAACCTGCTCCTGATGCTAGTTTTCAGGGTAGTGGTTATATGGACCAGTGGGCTGTCCTTATCGATGAGTGGTTGGCAGCTACGGATAGTAAAGGTATGGATACCAATCAGGTCGGGACGTTCTTAAAGATGGTCTCTGATTGTGCTCTCCAGCTTGACAAAGCTCAGTTGTCTGAGAAAGACAATACTTTCTTTCGTAGTGTGTTTGTTCTATGTACCACTAATAGAGAGTCTTTTAAGGAAGTTTGGGGTATTAAACACCCTGAAGCTCTTCCCCGTCGTGTCATTGGAATTAATGTTTCTATTAAGCGAGAGTTCGCTACTGAGGACACGAAGGATAAGTCTCCCTTGGAGAGAAAGTTGGACAAGTCTAAGATTCCTGATTTGGGGATGGACCCTTATGGGAATACCATTCCCTTCACTGATCTTTGGGAGTTCCAGAAATGGGACTTTATGGCTGAGAATGCCGCTGATAGACTCTTTGGGCCAACTATGACTTTTGATCAGTTGGTTAATCTTAGCGTTGAGAGTGTTGAGAATGCTAAGATTGAGTATTCTAAGGGAACTAGTATGAGGAACCATGAACGACGGGCCGCCTATGAAGAGCGACGGTTAATGGAACCTGATCTTCCCCCCTATGATGAACTCATTGCCAAAGGTTTGAAGAATCAGTCGAAGACTTGGGATTCGTTCAAAGAATGGGTTGCCTGGAAGACTACTAGAGTTAAAGACAAAGCTGCTATCGTTACTGATGATGCAGTCCAAGAAATGAAGAGAATCTTTCTTGGTGGTAGCGAAAGACTCCAGTTAGCTAGACTTGATGCTGCTGTTGAAGTAAGGGGTCATTTTCAGAGACTCAAGGAAACTGTTTCCACCTGGCTCCAAAAACCATATTTTAGAAGTGTGGTTATATTGGGCGGTTTGATCGGCGCCGTTGCCGGTCTTCTTCACTATGCGCGACCGCAATTTGAGGCGCAGAGTGGCGAACCCAAACGGGGAACCGGCCGAGTCCGGGATGCTAGGTGGCGACCAGGAAAACATACTGTTCTCAAAAACCAAGGAAATAGGTTTTCGTGCGATTTTGATTTGATCGCCGCTAAGGTTTTTGCTAGGAACGTTGTTCAATTTTGCAACTACAAAGGAGAAGATTTAGGTTTTATTCTCATGTTGCAGAAGAGCAAAGGTATTATGCCTGGTCATTTCCAGCACAACATCCGTGAAGCTCTTTCGTGGGATCCTGACTACACCGTGATGATTCAGCGAATGGACAATCCTCTTCCAAGAAAGTTTTTGTTAAGAGAAATGAAGTTCACTGAAATTCCGGGCCAAGATCTCGTTGGTGTTGAGTTGCCTAAATCATGTTTAGAGTTTAATGATATCACTCACATGATCGCTCCGTTGGAATCTGAAGTTTTCACGCCTCGTTCAATTATAGGTAGAATAACTCCAATGGAAGCGATGAATGGTAATGTAGCGGATCCTACGAAACTGACTGGTTGGCAATCTTTCAAGTTGATCATGACTGAGAGTGATTATTTCTCTCCTTCGTATACTTCTGAGGAAGTCCCTTCGTTGGATAACAATGGTCAACCGATTAAGGATGAGAAGGGTCGCGTTATCACCCATCTCAAGGAGACCCACAATGAGTTTGGTTTCATGACTCCCATCGGAGGAGTTGATGGCTTCTGTGGTTTACCGTTTCTTGGAATTGGTAAGGACAAGAGTGTTCTTATTGCCGGGTTACACACAGCGGGCTCTAGTGTTCAGAGTTACTGTGCTGGTTTGACGAGAGAGATGCTCAAGGACTTTGTTGATTTCAAGGACAAGAAAGTTGTTAATGATTTTACTGATGACAAGATCATGGATATGTTTACAACTGAGCATTATCTCAAGGACCATTCCAAGGCTTGGAAGAACACTCATGTGATGATGATTGGTAATGCTACACCGATCACAGTTCCTTTCAAAACTTCTCTTGTGAGGAGTCCCTTTTTTGAGGAGTTTGGGCCATGCGAGAAGTATCCTGCGATGCTTCGGCCGAAAACTCGTGTTCTTGAAGACGGAGGGAAGGTTGTGGTCATGCCTGGCCTCAAGTCATTGGAAGAGTATTGTTCAAATAACGAGGTGATTAATGAAGAACTAGCTTTCGCTGTAACTGATTCTCAGATTTCAGCTATTGCAAATGCTTCTGATCCGCCAAAACGTTCCGACATGTATTCTTTCGGTGAAGTTGTAATGGGTGTTGAAGGTGTTATGCCGTCCATCTCACGATCTACGTCCCCAGGGTATCGGTATGTTCTCGATGGTTTAACTCGTAAGGACATATTCGGTGACGGTGAACTTCCTGACCTGAAGAGGCCTCAGTGTCGCAAGCTTAAAGAGGATGTTGATAAGTACATTGAAGTTATACTTTCTGGTGCTAATCCTCTCATTGTCTGGACTAATAATCTTAAGGATGAGACGCGTTCTGAAGTTAAAGTCTACAAGGGTGAAACACGCTTGTTTATGTATGCGTGTTTAGCTTGGTTGATAGTGTGTATGATGTTTACCGGGACTGCTCAGCATTGGTTGATGGAGAATTGTATTAAGAATGGTTTCGCTGTTGGTGTTAATCCGCGTAGTGATCAGTGGCATGCTCTTGCTTCGAGACATCGAGCTATGGGAGCTACAACCTCTGGAGATTACAGAGGTTACGATAAGCGGATGCACGCCATTTGGATTTTTTGTTGGGGTCGTTTCTTGCATTGGTTCTACAGGGATCAGCCTCCGAACTACCATAAAGTTCTTGATGCGATAATCAAGTCGATGGCTGAGTCTGTGCATGTTCAGTTTGATGAAGAAACTGGACAATTTCTCTTCTTTCTTTGGATGGGTGGCTGGCTCTCGGGGCATTACAACACAGCTACTGGTGGTTCCTTTATCGGTGGCGCCAAGTTGCGCTATAATGTTGTTGCCAATGTCTTAAGAGCTGAGTACGGGATAGATCATTTGTCTTGGACTCATTCTCACCCTTATGATATGAGAGAGTTGGAGAAGAACATTGTTACTACAACTCAGGGTGATGACAACTTGCTGTCTGTTTCCAATTATTACAGCACGTTGTTTTCTCCTGATGATGTTCAGGCCACTTTTAAGTTGATGGGAGATGAGTATACCAATGAACATAAGTTGCCTACCATGGGTCCTTGGACTGATATTGATGCCAGGACCTTCCTGAAGAGGAAGTTTGTTTATGATAAGAAACGTGGTAAGTATGTTGCACCTCGGGATCGTAAAGATGTGATACAATGCCTTTACTGGTTCGCTAAGACATGCACTAAAGAAGAAGTGCGCAACATTGTTTATGAGACTCTCATCGATCTTTCTTTTGGAGATGAGGAAGATTGGAAGTTGGCCGAAGAAATTATTAAAGTCTCGGAGAAGAAGCTCCACTACACCCCCCCTTTGTTAACTAGGGAGGCCTTTCGCAAGGCGGCGATGGGCTATAAGGGGTTTTACTAATTTCTCTAAAAGTGGTTAGCATTCCACTTGGATTAAAAATGCCAGTCACCGGGAGTTTTAGACCTTTAAGGTCGAAGGAATGGTATCTCCTGTACCCGGCGAAAGAACAACTGTGCGTGATGCATGGGAATTTAGCAGACAGTTTGTAAGGAAATGATCGCTCTGCTATCTTACGATCAATATACATAATATGGAAAACGAAACTTTTGAATCAAAAACTACTGAAGCAGTCGGAGAGACTGTAATTAAAACATCAACCACCTCATTTGTTGAGGATGGTGCTATTGTCAAAACTGCCTTATCCGTCTCAAGTGAGAAGGGAGGAATGACCATTCAGAATCAAGCCCTTAAAGATTTCTTCATGAAGCCTTATCTTGTTAACCAAGCTACATGGACGACGGCGAGTGCCGCCAACACTGATCTTTATTCTTTTAGTGTTGCAAATACTTTGATGGGTAATCTGAATTGGTTAAATAAAATTCAGGGATTTAACAACGTCAGAGGAACAGCTGTTCTTAGGGTAATGGTCAACGCCAATCCCTTTCAGGCTGGTAAGCTTCTAATTCACTTTTTGCCGTGTTACTCTCACATGGACGCATCTTATGCTGCCATGATGAACTCTCAATTAATATCTAAGAGTCAACATCCACATGTTGAGTTGGATCTGAGAGACGGTGTAGCTGAACTTGAAGTTCCGTATATAACCCCCTATTATTTCTACGACACAAAGTTGGCGCAGTATGATTGGGGTAATTTCTTCGTTACCGTATTATCCCCCTTAGTGACCGGGGCTTCTGGAGAAACAGCAGTCGACGTTTCTTATTATCTTTATTTCAAGGATTTTGAGTTGTCTGCTCCTCTAGTACCTCAGTCTAAAAAGTGGTCCCGAAAGGGAACGGAAGTTGAAGCTGTTTATGCAGCAGACCGCCCCGTTTCTTCTTCATTATCAATTGTTGCAAAAGCCGTTGACACACTCAGTGCGATACCTAGTATTGTTGGTATAACTGAGCCTCTGTCTTGGGTTGCTCGAGGTCTTGCTGGTGCTGCATCCTTTTTTGGATGGAGTAAGCCGCAGAATGAATCCTCACCTTCTATCATGACGACGCAATATAATCGTTATCAAGGCTGTTCTGAAGGTGTTGACTCTGCTTTGCCTCTTGCACTCATGGTTAACAACAAAGTGAAACCATTAGATAACACTTCCCCTTATTCAGGGGACGAGATGTCTTTTCAGTTTTTGAAAAGAGTAGTCAGTTATATCGATAGTTACCCGTGGACCACAGGACAGGTCTCGGGCACTTCTTTAATTTCGATTGAAGTTTATCCTAGTAATTTTGGGAGACAATTCACTCGAACTAACGGGAGTCATCTTACTGGATATACAATTTATCCTCCGTTTGCTTATGTCGCTAGTGCGTTTCAAGCTTACAGAGGTTCCACTAGAGTGATTCTCAAAATTGTGAAGACTGACTTTCACACAGGCAGATTGCAAATTACATTCACGCCTTCTCAAAATTCACCTTACATTTCTCCAACACCAAGCAATAGCTTGCTAGCGTTGAGAGAAGTGGTGGATATAAGAAGTAGTAGTGAAATTTGTCTTGAACTGCCTTATCTCGTTCCAGCTGACTTCATTGCGTTTACACAAGCGATGGGAAAGCTGGATGTTGTTGTACTCAATGAATTACGCTGTCCGGAAACAGCCTCTGGTTCTATTTCGATTTTGATGTACGCTTGTGCTGGTGATGACTTTGAAGTTCAAGGTCCCAGGTCTTTTCCCCCTACTTATTCTCCTCAATCCAAACAATGGACTCAGGGAGCTGAGGTCGCAGTTTGTGATGTTATTGGAGATGAGCAGGAGGGTATGGCTAATTTAGATCATGCCTCAAAGACCTTTGGTGAGTACTTTTCATCAGTTAAGCAATTATTAAATCGTTATGCAAACTTGTCGTTTAGTGGTACTCCGTCTTCGGGATCAACCAGATTTATCTGGCCCTGGAGTATTGGAACCACTGTGACATTGAGTACTGGTGTCACTACATATGGTTTTGTAGGAGATGCCTTAAGTTTCTTTGGTCCAATGTATGCTTTTAAGCGAGGATCAGTGAGACTGGGAATATTACAATACTCTGCGAGCGCAATTGTTAAGAATGCGTTTCTTAGTCTTGTTACATCGAGCAGCTATGTTAATACTCTGAAAGATGTCATATACACGCCAACATTTACCACGTCGTTGGAAGGTGATACGTACACGACGAGTTATCTTACTCGTCCCGGACCTTGTCCGGCAATTTTTTCAGATGGAACCGTGCAGAATGAATTTATTCATGTGCCATTTTATTGCAACAATCGAATCTCGTTGAACGTTAAAAATTCAACTTCGAATAAGATTGTGTCTTCGGACTCTTTGCCGTTGAATGGTGTAATTTTTGCAAATTTCTTTTCTACCATAGCAAATCTAGTCGTCAATCGATCGTGTGGTGACGACTTTCAACTTTCGTATTTTATTGGAGCTCCACCCCAATTCAATACTTCCACTTAAAAAGGACATGAATTTCCTTCCGCTTGAATCGGCGGTTAGACAGGCACATCTTGGATCGATGGTGTGTTTGTGTTTTATAG